GCATCTACATAAAATAAATTAGCGTTTGAATCGCCTTCAATTCTAAAATCTACATCCGCACCATCTTCATTAAAGACACAAGTGCCACCAGCTAAGTGTAATCTTTCAACACCACCAGTAGCAAAATTTAAAACATCATTTGAACTGCTAAAAATACCTGTATTTAAATCATCTCTAAAAGCTAGTGCAGGCGTACTTGCAGAGCCATCTTCCAGTGTAAACGTGCCATCAAGTTGAAACAGTTCTATAAATGCGTTGTTTGCTGCGTTTCGTATCCGCAAATAATTGAAAAGCGTAAGTTGTTGAGGGATCAGAAGAACCAGAATTATTGCTTGCTATTGCCTGTAAAACGCTATTTATATCAGCCCTGACGTTTGCTCCTGTGGAGTTATCTATAACATAATCGTGTTGTGCCATTTCCTAATCCAAAATTTTCTTTAAGTATATCTTAAACCACTATTAACTACCACGCCCAAAGCCTGTAGCAGCATATTTAAAGTTTCTATTCACATTGTTAGATCCATTCTTTATATCTATATCGAAACCTGTACCAGTGATATTTGACAAAGTGAAGAAATCACCTGACTGTGCATTTTCTATTGTTATACCTATTGAAGGTAAAACAGAGTTAGCAGCAACACTTGTCCCTGATTGACCTGTGAAAAAGCTGTTGCTGAATACTATTGACTTGGTTGAAGTGCCTGACGCAATAAATCCACCACTTGATGCGGCTGCATTACCAAGACTTGTTTCTGTTCTACTTTCTAATTCAGCAAAATATCCTAGTTGGTCTATTTCTATTGATTGGGCTGGGTCAGTCGATAATAAATCACATTTAAATTTAAATCCTCTTCCGATATAAGTACCATTGACAAATTTTTGATATGGTTCAAATTCTGCTGAATATGTAGAATTTCCGCTTGTATTTAAAGAAGTTGCAGATGTTAAAGTAAAAGTATTTGCGTTTGGAACAGTTTGAATAATGTAGTCACCATCAACACCAGTACCAGAAGTGAAGTCAAGAGTTACAAGACTCCCGACACTATAACCATGTGATGTTTTTGTAATTGTAATTGTTGTGCCTGCACCCCCAGAACCATCATTTATTGTATATGTAGCCGATACAGATAAATCAGGGTCAGAATCAGTTGTGGCAACAGATAGGGTAGCGTTCACATCAAAGGCGGTCGCCCCGTCAAAATCTGTCCAAGTATCAACATTTGCTGTCCTTTTATCAATTAAATCATTAGGCAAAAAACCTTGTGTAACAAAATGCCTTCTTAACCTTAATGGTTGTTTTCCTCCTAAATCTAAAGTATTTGCAAACTCATAAGAACCACCAGTAATATCAACAGCACCAATAAAGTCAAAGTCAGCAATAGAATCAAAATCTGGTTCGGAATCTAATGTCGCAAGAGAACCAAGAACAAGCCCATTAACTTCATCAGAGAAAAAACAATCGTCTTTAACACCCTGAAAAGGTGGGCTGTCCAAATCTTCTCTATCTTCTAAAATTGTTAATTTTGGAAAAACATCAGGCTTAGTATTTATATTTTTTATTGATGCGGCATTTGCACTAAGTCGGCCGCCATCGTCTCTAAAAGCAAGTAAATAAGTTCCATTTATAATATTGGGTACAATTGATTCACTAATATTTCCAGAAAGTTCAGGAATAACATCAACTGAATTTGTAAAAGTTGCACCTGTGGTAAGGTTTGAACTTCTTATAACCACGTTTCCACCATGTATAACGTCAACATCTGTTGATTTATCAAAACGTAGTCGTACAAACTGATCTGATAAAGGCTCTATTTGTACATTCTGTACATCTGCTGGTAAAGCCGTTTTTCCTACAGTGGTGAATGTTGTTGTTGCTGGGTTTGTGCTTGGTTTACCTAAAGCGTTATAACTAAAGACTCTTACTTCATAAGTGCCATTTAAAGTTTCAAAGATTGTAAAATCTGATCTTCTAATACGCTCTGATATAAAGTTTTCATTTTGAAATCTATATTGAACCATGTATTCTGTAACACCGCTTACAGGTTGCCATTGAATAAATAATTTACTCACAGCCCTGTTATTCAAAACCACTATCTGCTCTGTTCCCTGCAAACTGCTTGGTGCATCTTTAAGTGCAGTAAGTGTTGTTATTGTTCTTGCTGGCAATGCTGTGCCATCTTCTACAAAAGCATATTTATTAGGATCATGTACGACAGCGACAATTTGGTAATTTAGTAATTCTTGCTCTGTAACAGATACAACTCTAAATGTTTGAAGTTCAACAGATGTATTTTCTATGACCCAAACGCTGTTTGCTTGTGGCACTGAACTAAATGCAGAATCAACAGTTATGGTTGCTCCTGAGACAGAACTTATTGTCTTAGTTTCCAAAGAGCCGTCAGATAAAATGACACTTAAGGTTGCTGATCCTGTTGTTGCTAAATCTGTATTGTTTTGATCGTCAACAATAATTTGTGTTGTAGAAACACCAGTTTTTATACGTCCTCCTCTTCTTACCCCTGCCCTCATAGGATCTGCAATATTAATAACAGTGCCAACCCTGACTATCGTTCCACTTTCTAATGATGCTGTGAATGTAACTGTTTCTGCCTCGTTGTTTTGGGTATATAAAAACCAACGTCCAAGCCTTGCCGCTTGACCTCTTGATGTACAAGCAAAGCCATTTAAGTTTTTAGTTACTATGCCATATTTTGCCTGTAAAGCGGTATCTTCCACAGTCTCATAATCTACCTCTGCTGTTTCCATATCAAAGTAGGAAACATTAACAACAGTGTATTTTGTATCTTTACTTGCACTTGAATAAGAGAAACCAGCTTCAGAAACATTGCTTAAATTGTAGATATAGCTTGGATCTGTAGGTTTATCACAGCTTATATTTACTGCCCCTGCTGAATAAAAAGGCATTGCCCTCATTACAGCAGCAAGATTATTAATAGTATCGTATGCAGCCCTTTGTGAATTAAGAACTACATTGCAAGAAAATCTAGCTTCAGTACCACCAGCCCCATCATCTACTTGCTCGCTTGCATATTGACTAGCAGAGAAAAAGCTAAAAACATCTAAAGATGATTCTGCAATATGATCTCCAAAACCTTTTGAAGTAGTCAATAAATCATACAAAATCCACGCTGGATCATTTGAATATTCTTTATCTGTTTTAAAAGTTCCATTAAATGTACCGCTATAACTTATAGATCCGTCAGCCCTGACAGTTCCATTATGAGGTATTTTTATTTTTGTTCCTCTAATTCTATACATGCGTCTAGGCTGATTTGGAAAAGTTTCAGCATCAAAACGTAAAGCTACATGAGCAAAATTTGCATAGGCTCTTGATTCATTAATTATTTCTGTAAAAGATGACCATTGAAAACTATCTTGCAGTGTGGTTTCTGTACTGTCTGCTGTGGTTCTATTTACTCTGATAGTGACAGGGAAACTAGTTCCAGATGGTAAATTAATTTTATAATCCCTGAAATATGTACTTGCTGTTCTGCCTTTTACAGTGTCAGTTATAACAGTTGTTGTTGTGCCATCATTTTCTATAGTTTGAATTGTAAGAGCAACTTCAGCACCATTAATATCGCCATTATCTTCAAATTTTTGCAGTGTAGGAAAACCAAGAGTGACTCTTACAGCATCAATATTCGTATCTGTTATCTGTCTTGAAACTGGTGTTGATTGTGTTACTGTTACACCTACGCTGGTTTCTGATTCTGTCTCTGATATTCCAGCGATAGCTGTTTGATCTGAAGTGCCAAATCTAGGCTCAAAAGAAATATTTTGAAAGTTAAAATCCTCATCATTTGGACTTGTGCCAGCCGCTTGTTGTAAGACCTGAGTATTGTTTAAAAATACGTCTTTTAGAGCAGAAATGTTATATTCAGTCGAACCTTTACTACCTGTAGCACTAGGAAAGCCCTCCAGTTCTCCGCTCCCTAGTAATTCAATCAGGGTTTGAAATTGCTTTGACTGAAGTGCATCTTTTGGTAAGTTAGGATCATTTATTAGACCTAATTCTTGAAATACACCACTAGCAATAAGACTTCCAAAAAAAGGCATTAAGTTGTACCCTCCCCTTGAACAGTATCAATACCAGAACTAATCACAACTGAACCAGTAAAAACTTCTCCATAAATTATAGGCACTGGAACACCAGCCCTTGCTACGTTTTGTATTGACCCAAAACCAAAAGATTGAAATGTAGGATCATTTTGTGAAAAGCTATCAGCCATAACACCAGTTGGAATATCTGGTTGTGGCATTAAAAGTTGTGTTGCTTCGTTAACAAGCATAGAAGTACCAATTGCTGTTAAGCCTCCCCCAATAATTCCTCCAATAGTCGTTCCAAAAACAGCAGTTCCTAAAACACCAGTTGCCACACTACTAACAGCAGCCCCACCAAAAACTCCTAAAGCACCAAGAGCAACACCTTTTGCACCTATGGCAATAGGAATAATCTGTATATCATCATCACTTTGTAAACTTAATAAATCTTCTGTAATTTCCATACCTCCCATTTTGATCTTATAAAACTGATTCATCATATGATTTTCCACCTCTGGAAAGTTTGCAATCAAAAAATGAAATGCCTGTTTTGGACTTGCAACAGCAGCTTCAAAATACGACTGTCCTAAAAACTTTCTTAATCTGCCATAAACTTTTATTTTTTTAAGCTTCATATCTATAAACCTTTTTTGTGGCCTCTA